GTTATATCCACCTCTAATCCTTGCTTCTTCTATAGCCCAGTTAAATAGACTAGTCGATCCATTTCTAGGGTAGCCACCTATATTTGCAGGAATACCTCTAGAACCATCCCAAGTAGGTAACCCCTCTGACGCTACTGTTTTCTTTAAAACAAAGCAGTTAAAATATTTTACTTCTATTATAGCTGACATACCATTATTATCACTTATTTATTAATTTAATTACTAGCTGCTGCAGATATCCAGAGTTTGGGTAGCCCCCGCTGGGGTAACTGTTCCACTTCTAGCGCACCACTCCTGGTATTCCAACTCTGGATATCTCCCATATCTATCCCACGCAATAGTTTGTTGATCCCCACTACAATCCACGTATGTATAAACAACACCGGAATCTTCATAGTGTTCCGCCCAGTATATGTAACATGGTGGAGATTCTATAGTTATTAAAACGTTACAATCAGTATATGCTCCACCCGCATCTGTTAACCTTAATTTTACTGTATAATTACCAGCTGTTTGGAATGTTGAAATCTTAGATAGTAGCCCAGAAAAAGGACTACCCGACCCACCTGTTACTGCTAATGAGAATACTCCCGTAATCTCCGAAGTAGGATACAAATCATTAGTGGCGCTTATGATTGCCATTGTTAAATCATTATATATATTTCCAGCGTTAGCGCTAAAATCCGCCCCATTTTGCCCTTTTCTTGTAGTTATAGTAGTCTCAGAAGGAGCTATTGAAACAGGTGTAACACTACAAGAGTGGTCCCCATTACTATCCCCAAAGAAAGGAGATGAATTACCTAAACTACCTAATCTACCTATGCCTGAAGTAGTTATAGATGTACCAGAAATATCAGCAACTGCTGTAAAAGTAAATACATAGTTTTGGTTAGGGTTGGCATTATATCCGTATACAAACCCAACTTTTGTTTTTATAGCAAAGGTATTATCTAGATTATCAACAAGCTCAAACATACTTAAGGCGTTTATAGTACCATTACCAGCATATACACTAGTCATAGTGAGACTTGTTATATCAGGTGATACTATTGGGTTCCCTAGGTTGTCTACCAAAGTAAAATTAGAGGTAATAAATGTGTCTATAGCATTGCTCTCATTAAAAGAGCTAGTATTCCACCCAGCTATATTAATCGATCCGCCTGCTTCAGCAAGTATAACGCTATTTAATTCAGATATTAATCCAGTTGTTGTAGTTTCCCAGAATATATCTAATCTAGATTCTACAGGCTCTGTTTCAAACACAGCCAAACGTATTACAGGACTAGGGGTAGTACTACTAGAAACATCAGCAATACCAAACCCTTTATTTGTAGATATTCTACCTATTAGAGGGTTAGAGTCTATATTATAAAAACCTATACTACCGTTGTATCTGTCAGGCATAACCCCATCAGGAGGAAGTCCTTGAGCATTAAATAAATCATCATTAGTAGCTATTGTACTAACAATCGTTTTTACGCCTTGTGGATAATATGGTTTATTGTATTCAGAACTTAAATAAAGGTTTTCTACTCTACCAAATAACTCCACGCTACTTCTAAATAATCTTTGTAAAGGTCCAACCTCTTTCAGATCTCTTGGTACTTTATTAATATTATCATTAATAAGAACAGTATGAGAAGTTCTACCCAGCTCAGTTAAAGGCGGAGATTCTCCTGAGGCAGCTGTAGGATAACCATTTATAACCCCAGGCAAATATACGTTGTAATACTCTTGTTCTGTTTGTTTAACAACTACTTTATAAGAATACCACCCTACTGGATTATAATCATCACTAGTTGCATCTCCATTATACAATCCAGGCCAACCTAAAGCGGGTGCTGGAGGTGAATCTATTACATTATTAAATAATATCTTTAAAGAATCCCCCGCCCATGTTTGTGGATCTACACTCTCACTGTTGTAAGGTGGAAATACAGTTGCTGGGTTTTTAGAAAGTATAGTAGTAGACTGTCTACCGTACCTATCCGCCAGAACAATACCTACTTGGTAATTTCTATTTTGTTTTAAAGAATGATTTGGATATTCTATTTGGCTAGTAGTGTCTAATACAGAGGGGTCTCCCCCTACAATACTGAAATTACTTTTAGCTGTTACAGAAACATTATAGTCTATATTAGTAGGTGGGGTGTGTTTATTTTGGTAATTTGCGTATACTATTCTATTACTTATAATTTCTTGGCTAAGTGCTTTTACAGGAGTTTTATCATAAACTCTTATGAGATCTCTGGAAGGTAATGTTTTGTAGGCTTTTTGTGATTTATATACATAGGAATATATTTTAGTAGCCCCAGCAGCAGCTGCTATAGCAGTCGCACTAATAGTTTCTACAACTTGTACCGCTAAAGCATCAGACTCTTTGTATAAAATATCTATAGAAGAAAGCTTTAACTTATCAATAATTTCTGTACCTATAAAAGGTAAAGGTATATTTAAAGTTATTTTATTAACTTTATTCTCCATAAATTCCACTATAGTAGATCTATAAGCACTCTCTTGATCATTAATATCTACTGGAGGCTCTGTTCTGGATACTTGCCTAAAATAACCATCTTGTTGTGGTATAAAAGCTATTTGTGTAAACGGAGCAAATATAGAATATTCATTATTGTCAAATTTGAACCTGTAACTAAACCTTACAAATTTATCTTCCAAATAATTATCATCCCCTAAATATCCACTTTCGTAATAAGGATTTGGATAAAAAACTAACTCAACATTATCTGCTAAAGTCACAGCAGCACTAACAGTTATTGTTTGGGCGGCAAAGCTAGAGACAGTTACCCCTGTATCTACCAAGTCTCCACTGCTGTTTATATAACTTACGGGTGCGTTGTTGGGTATATCCCCATTTATAGAGTCTACTACAATAGTTGTAGAAGCGGTTACTGTTCCGTTTACTAAGCAAGTGCCTCCGTTTGGATAAGCTTTACTAACAACATCTTGCAAAGTTGATTCATAGTACCCGGGATCTAGTTCACTTTCTCTCCATAAATCTATAGGTTGGTATGGATTGTAAGTTGCTACGGATATTTGATCTTCATTAGTATAGTACCCTGGAGTGGACACTGCTGCGTTAGCGTCTAGCTTTCTTGGCTGATTTCTATTATCTGTCCAAAATAGTATACTTTCTATTATATTAACTCCAGTTACTGGATATTCTGTTGAGAAATTTAAAAAAGAACCTTGTATTAGCTTTGTAACGGTTCCGTTTAAAGCATTATACAGATATATAAAATGGTTTGATCCAACACCTGTGCTATTGTAACTAGTGGCTGTGTTGTCTGTAAGAAATATATAAATATTATTATTTTGATCATCGGTTAAGTATCCAATAGCTTTTAGATTTGGTACATTTGTATCAACCTCAAAATCTACCACCATGTTATTACCTAAAGCATTTTCCAAAGCACCTACGTCCCCTCCTTCAGATTTACTAACTTGAGCATTAACCGCATTTCTGTATTCTCCAGAAGGTATCAACCTAGCATCTAGGTCTTTATTCATTTTGGATTTTATAAAAGCATTTTTAACTTCTCCCATTTAATTCTAGTGTTTAATCCATTTAGATTTACCTCTCATTACCTGAGCTATCTCCTCTAGTTTTATATTAGATAATCTTATTTTAGTATTTCTTAATTTTGCTGTTTTTTCTTTCATTAATCTATTTACAACATATTCAGGCTGATTGGCTCTACTAGATACTATTGCATGGCTCATATAAGCATACATAGCCTCTTCTGCCATCTTAGGGATCTTAGTATCTAAGTCGTAAGCCAACCCATCAGAAACATACTCTAAAATGATTAATTTATCTACTAAGTCATTTGAAAAAGAAAATGTGTTTTGTCTTTCGTTTATAGTAAACCACCCATTAATTTGTGATATTTCCGGTTGAATCCCATAAGCTCCACTATTAGTGGAAAATCCATTACCAAAACCACCACCGTACAAGTTACCCCATTCTGAGGACCCATCAGTTAATGCGTTGTTTATAGCAGCAATACCGTTAGTATCCCATCTCTCTTCTGTTAGAGAGGTACCTTCTGTATTGTTACCGAAGTTATCCTGCACAGGAATACCGTTAGCGTCTTGTATAGGGGCTCTATATGGGTTACTTGTTAATGTAGTGGGGTATATAATATGTTTTATACCCGCATTGTCAACCCAACTCATTTTTACATAATTTACAAAATCTTGGGGTATAGGTAAACTTAAGCTAGGAGGTATACTAAGTTCTTGTGATTTTATGCTCTTAAGTGTATCGTAACTAAATTCTTGCATTGCTCTCTTAGCAAAGAATATTAAGTCAGTTCTTTTAGCGTTAGCTATAAGTTTCCCAGCCCCTACATAAGCAACAATGAAATTGTTTATAACATCATTTAATTTTATATAAGCATAAGAGCCCCAGTTTTCTTGAACAGTATCTCCATAAGCGTTTCCATCCCCGTAATTACCCCCGTTTTCTGTCTTTAGCTGAATAACAACGCTAGTCAGATTAGCTAATGTGTCTGTAATTGTTATTACGTCACCTGTAACTGTATAAGGTAAAATGTATTCAGTGTAAGTCAAGTCGCCTGAAACAGCAGTATATAGTTTGAAATTGTTTAAAGCATAATTAGTAACCAATGGATCATAACTGCCAAACACTAAATTGGTGTCAAACGATGCGGTAAATTCTTGCCCCGCTCCTGTAATAGACAAGAACTGCTGAGAACCTGCGTAATATTGTTGATTATTTTCAGTTATTATTCCCATTTATTAACTTTTTTTATTTATTTCTTGTGATTGAACTTGTTGCGACGCAACCTGTATTACTGTAGGATCTTTTATTACCAGTCCAGCATATAATAATATTTTTAATATAACTGTTGTTTGATCTGAAGAATCAAGTTCTATTTGTTGAGATCCTTGCGGATTAGTAGAACTATTATATAAGGTAGAGTTATACGTATATTGCCCTAAGCCTCCAGTTAAAAATCCCCATATAACGTCTTTAGGTTTTCTAACATAATTAACCTCTAAGGCATTAGTTATTGTTTTGGGATTTACAAATAATTTGTTGTTTTCGTATAGGTAAGTAGGGAAAGCTTTTGTAGACTTAGTCAAGTTTGACTTTTCTATATTGTAAAATGTATTTCTTTGCAGTCTTTCTAATTCGACAGGATCACCAATTACAGGTGTATAAACCACATCCCCTAGTCTGTAAAAGTTAACAGTATTCCCGTAACCATCTATAGTAGGTAGCGTGAAATAGGGCGTTAAAGGAGTTGTAGCCGCGTCATATACAGCTGCTCCAAATGTTTTAAATATAGCTATTTTTTCATCTATATTTGCTATCCTATTTGAATAATCTGCATCAGCCTGTGGCACTCTAAGTTGCTGGTTAAGATCTTCAAAGTATTTTTCAAATATCTCTAACTGTACTTGAGTAGCAACACTATTAAACTCAGTGGGTGTCATATAACCCCGTTGTTCTTTGTTTAATAATAACAAAACAGTTTTATATACTGTATCTACATTTATTGCCATTCGTTTTATTTTTTATTACTTATAGTAGCTGGGCCACCTTTTAAGTGGCCCGCATACTATAATATTACATGTTATGAGAACTTTTTCTCTATTGATTTATATATTTCCAAACCTTCATCTGTTTTGAAGAAAGCTGCCATTGCTGAATAAGGATGCTCATCGAAAGGAACAGTCATTAATTTTCTACTATTAGAAGCCCAAGTAAATGTTCTTTGATCACTAGCTAGTTTGATTACACCAGCCTCTGTGGCTTTAATAGCAAAATTTCTTAATACCACATTTTCATCATTTGCTAACTCAATGAATAACCTTGAATTTTTTCTAGCAAACAATAACAAGTCTCTTCTTATTTCTCTACTACTCATTTTAGAAACATCAGATCCAATTTCAACTCTTAAAATAGCTTCTGCTTGTTCAATGTCCATTTCTCTTGCTGCAATTAAGGCATCTATTTGTAAATCTAAGTGTTCTAATTCACCTTCTGCTTCTACAACTTTATTGAATTCGTAATATTTATTATTCAAAGCTGGATGATACAAAGATAAAAGTTTCTGTAGATTTTGTTTTTGTAAAGGTACAAATAAGGTACCATTTTCAAACACAATGTGCCCTAAAGTTGATTCCCCTTTTTGACCCTCCACTAACGGACTATTTTGATTTGTTGCGTATCTTAATTCTTTTTGTTCCCCTGTGTTTTTATCAAACCACAACAAAGGAAACCTTTGGGAGTGCTTTGACATTAAATTGTAAGTTAAGGGAGTGTGATGACCTTTTAATATATAGGTTCTATCTCTTACTTCCCATATTGGTTCTTTTGGTGTTAAAGCTTTTGCTTCAACTTTAATTACTTGAGGTGCAACCTCAGCCACTTCTGCTAAAACTTGTTTTGCCATTATATGATATGATTAAATAATTTAATAAGAGTAATAAATACCCTCATTATTTTAACGAGGGTAAATATTACAATAGTTTAATACTAGTTTGTAAAGATCACGAAGTTATTCGCTGCTTGTACACATAAACATCTTTCAGACAAGAAGTGAACCTCCATTGCATCAAGATCAGAAGTGTAAGCACCCCCAACAGAACCAGTTAACCAAGATTTCATTCTTCTATCATCTGATTGAGAAGCTCTATATCTTACGTGTAAGAAAGGTCTTCTAATGTTAGTACCTAAAATTTGGTCATAAACAGTAGAAGTTCCAGCAGGAATTAATACCCCTTCAATACCAGATACCGCTTGTGCTCCCCGAGTAGATGCATCGTTTAAGTATTTCCAGTCAGTTTTGTAGAAATCGTAAGATCCTCTTCTGAAACCAGAGAAACCTAAATTCAATGCCATGTCCTCAGAATTTTCAAATAACCCATAAGCAACACCTCCATTAGGTCCTGCAGAAACACCACCTAACATGTTGTCAATAGTTAATGAAAGATCTCTGTTTACAAACATCATATTCTCTTCGATAGCTCCTTGAGTGTCTAAGTTCTTAAGAATTGCGTCAAAGTCAGTTAATACTCCAGCCGCTGGTGCAAACCCAGAATAGATATTACCTCTAGATTTAATAGCAGCAAATAAACCTTCAGTACCATTTTTAGAAACAGCACCTCCGATACTAGCAACTCCAGATCCTGCAGCCGCTTTAGTTCCTTCAACAACACTCATTTCTAAGTAGTCTTCGAAACGTAAACGAGTTTCAGATTCAGCTTTTAAATACCATAAGAATCCACCTGTTCCATCTTCAGTAGCAACTTCAACCCATCCAATTTGTGCAGCGTCAGATCCTGAAACAGCGTATTTAGATTTGATGATGATTGGTGAATTACTGTACTGAGTGAAAGAAGGTGTGATAGATTTAATATCATCGTCCCCTGTTCCTTTACTATATTCAGATCCATATACAAAGATCTTAAGACCAGTGTCGGCAACATTAAAAGTAGCGTCTAAGTCAGCTCCAGTGTAAGTAGCAACCGTTAAAGTAGCTAAAGTTGGGCTAGTGTTTACACTACTAATAACTAAAGCAGTTACTTCTAATCCATCTACAGGGTTAGAAATTACAATAGTTTGATTAGGTGAAATAACATTTGCTACAAAGGTAGCTCCTGCAGTTGCATCTAATGCAAAAGTTAAAGTAGTTGCAGAAGCAACAGTTACCGCATCGTAAGCTACGTGCAATCTATTTTGCTCAGACCAAACTACTTGGTCTGAAGTCATTGGCATTTCAGCTCCAACCATACGTAAGAATCCAGATAAAGTTCTGTTTCCGTAACGCTCTACTTCTTGTTCGTAGATTTCAGGTAAATACTGTTGTGCAAAGTCATTATCTCCACTGGTAAAACTTAAGTAGTTATCAGATAGAGCTTGTTGTTTTTGGCTCGGTTTAATTGAGCCGAATACTGGTGATAAAGCCATAATTTTTTGTTTTTTTAAATTCTAATTTTCTTTATTGTCAATTTAGAAGAATCATGACCAGGTTGACCTAATACTTTTACTTTTATACCATTTACAAAATCACTACCTTGAGCAACTTGCCTTGTTTCTTGACTTGGATTTTTAGATCTACTTATAATTTCTTTAGTAGCATCTGATTTACCTTGTTCATAAAAATGGTTAATAATAGTGTCCGCATTTGAAGCCATATAAAGTGCTTTGTGGTAACCTTCTGTATTTGTTATATTACCTTTTTTGTCAAGGAACTTCCCTACAAAGTTGTTAATATTAGATTGGTCTGCTGCAACTCTAGAGGGATCTTGTATTCCGTATCTAAATTTCTTTCCACTAATTTCGAAGTCAAAACCTTTAAATTCGTTAGTAAAATACTTGTTAGTTTTGGATTTAAAATCCTCATGCTGCCCCTCGGCTGTCTTTTGATCTTGACTATAACGGTTGAAAAATTCTGTTGCTTTTTGTTGCTCCTGAGTTACGCCTGGTCTCAACTTGATCTCATCGTAATATTTACTCTTTGTTTGCTCCAAAAAACTTTTAGCATTCGCAACCTCTTCTTTAATTGCTATTTGTTTAAGCCTGATGTCTCTGTCGTCATCAACATCTTCGTCGTAAGCAAATTTATCTTCCATAAGGAATTCTATTTCTTCACGCCCCAGATGTGGCTTTGTTTTTTTATAATACTCTTTTAATAACGTATTGTTATCCGCAGTAGAGTAATCCGCGTTTAATCTTACATAATCTTCAATATTTCCACCAGTATCTTTCATAAAAGCTACAAGCTTTTCTATGTTTTCCGGCAATAATACTGTTTCTTTATTAATCTCTGTAATAACTTCATTTTCTACAAAATTATCACCCCCTCTAGTTTCCCCTACCATGGTAGGCTCTTCAATAACAGGTTCTTCAATAACAGGTTCTATTATTTCTTGGATAGGTTGTATTACTTTAGCATCTTGTATTTCTACTTTAGGTATTTCTACTTTTTCTGCAACATCCCCTGCTTTTATTTCAATAGGTTTGGATACATCTACCTTTGTAATTGTATCTAGCTTATTAAGGTTTTTCATTTTAGGTTTAGATTTTATTTTAAAATCCCCCTCTTGTTTTGTTTCTTCTGACATAATATAATATAATTAAATAGTTAAATAATTGTTATCTTGGCCCAAATTGTTCTAATCCAAAACCGCCAAGGTTGTCATTACCAGCGGATTCAAAATCTTTAGGTAAAGAATCATTTTGTCTTTGATCTATAAGCTCTGATTGCTGTGTACCTTGCATCTTAACTCTTTTATCTTTACGATCTTCTATCTCTTGATCTTTAGTAGAGTCCGCATTTGCTCTAACTTGAGCTAATTGCATTTGGTAACTAAACTCTGTAGCCATCAGTTCTTTTTTTATTTGAGCTTCTTGCTGCATCCTACTTATTTCAAATTGAGATTTTGCTTGCTCTATACTGACTTTTTCAGCTGTTAAAGCTTGCTGTTTTTGAACTTCCGACATAGCTGCCTGTTCTGCAGCCTGTGCATTTGCTTGTGCCTGCATTTGTATATTAGCTTGTTGTTGTTCTTGCTCTCTTTTTATTTTTTGTTTTTGCCTAAGCTTTATAAATTGATTAGCTAGTTTTATGTTTTTAATTTCTCTGATATCAATAGCATCGGATAAAGCGATGGCCCCAGTTTGTAAAGCTATTTGTATATTCTGTTCTAATAGTGCTTTTGCCTCCTCCTCCGGGGCTAGTTGTAAGTAAATACCAAAATCATGTATTTGTAAAGTAGCAAGCTCCTCTAAAGTGTTACCGTTAAAAGTACTTATAGAATTTAATAACGAATTCCTTGTTAAAGGGTTTGCCACTAAATCTGCCGCTTTTAAGCTAATATTTTCACATACTCTCAAAGATATATAAAGTAAAGAATCCATTAGGTGTCTAGTAGCGGTGTTAGAAGCATTTACTGCCATTTTTTGTAATCCAACTAAAGCGTCTTTATCTGGTTGACTACCGTCTCTAGCTTCATTTAAACCTGTTACATCACGGATCATTTGTAAATAGTACTGATAAGTACCAATTAAACTTTGTATTTTAGCTTGACCAGATGATGACGATAATTCCTGAATAGGTACTCTACCTGCATTTAACCCACCTTCTTGAGTAAGTGACCTACCTACAATGGAACCAGTTTGAAAGTACATATTAAGTGCCTCTGCGGGATTATAGTTTGTACCATTCCCTAAGTCGACCTCGGCTATACCGTCCATATCTAAGAATACCCCATCTGGAACTATCCTAGACATCACTTGTTGTAGTTTAAGGTGTGTTAACTGGATCATATCCGCAAAACCTGTTATTTTACTAACAAGTGATTCAATGCGTCCTTTATACATTTTAGGGGCAGAAATACAATAGTTCATTTCCACTTTAGTGGTATCTGCTATCGGGCGAGTCATATTCTCCGCCATCTTCCATTCTAACATATGATTATTACCTAATACTTTAGCTCCAGTATATAATACTTCTATGGTTCTAAATACCCTTTCAAAATTATCATTAATAGGGGGGTTAAACGTATCTGGTTTTTCTAATGTTTTCTCTAAACCTTGTTCAGTCTTTTTTATTTTAAATACCTGGTTCATATATGTTTTGTACTCAAAGTACATAACTTGAACCGTATTTTCATCGTAATTACCCCAACCTGTTATATATTGAGAATTACCAGGCATTTTCTGTATCTTAAGTAGCTCTTCCTCTGATATAGTAGGAAATTGTTTTTTAAGTTCTGCTATTGTAATTGATTTAACTTCACCAACATAGTATATGTCTTCAAAGTTAGGATCTTCTGTATATGAATAAACCATATAGGACGGATCTACGTATTCAATTTTTATACCTTCAGATTTATCAAACCTTGTTTTTGTTGCCGCAATACCAATAACTGTTAAATCTTGAGCTAGTCTTTTTTTAGTTTGGTCGTATTTATTATGGGCCAATACATTGTTTATAACTGCCTCCTCTGCGATCTCCACCGTTTGTTTATAACCCATTTGCATATATAAATCTAACTCTTCCCTACTAGCGGGTAATTCATTAGGATTAGGGGTGTTAAATAAGTCCACCCCTAATTTATCTATAACATCTGATAAGAAATCTTTAGCATTCATATCTCTTAAGATACTTTTTGCATAATTACTTTTTTCTTGTCTAGAAAATGGATCCTGAGCTTTAGCTTCTATATCGTAAGACTTGTTAGCCATACCGTTTGCGACTATGTCAACAAATTTAGAAATTACAGGTACTGGTTTCCAATCTAGGTTAAGATAAGACAAATCACCATTTATAGATAACTCATCTTTATATTTTTGTATACTTTGTTCACCTCTAGAGTATAATCTTAGTTGATGAAAGTTACTATAGCTTTGTGCATATCTATTACCAGATCTACCCTCTTGGAACCATTCCCCTTCTATAGCTCTTGCTACTTGTATGCCATACTCTAATGATGCCTTTTCCTCGTCGCTAACAACTTGACTAGGGAATGAACTATTAGTATTAGTCTGTATTTTCATTTATTAAATCATTTTTGATGAGGTACCAGTATTATTATATTTTTTTATACCAAGGTCTACACTATTATATTTTTTCACAGCCACAGGAGTGTACCTGTTTTTGTGGCAGGCCATTAAAGCAAGTCCGGAGCTTATGGATGCATCGTGCTTTGTTCTATTGTTTATATTAAATCTAGCCCAATCCTCTAGTGTTCTTTGAAAATACATATCTCCATACCCCGTAGTTAATGTACCTACAAATGAGTTTATATATGTTTCAATAGCCGAGGCATGTGCTTGTTTTATATCTTCACTTGAATTTGGTATTCCACCAATTTCTTTTTCTGTTGCAGATAGGTTATTCCAAACCTTATCAGGTCTATTCATTGAATAACCTCTGTAGCCCCTTCTTTTAAAGTGGTATAATAATCTAGGCTTGTTATTTTCACATAAGATAGGCATACCGTAAAATACGCAAGCCATTAATACATCTTCAAAGAATATTTCAGCCGTCTGAGGCCTAGCAATATATTCTAAAAAGAAATGGTTTGGTGGTACATCCTCCATACTAAATTTTGTTAATCCGTGCAAAGCTCCATTAGATCCCCTGCCTCCTACTGTACCAGATATATCGTAGCTATCACACCCAAACGCTCCACAATGCTCATTACCTGGATACTTAATCCCGTTCTTTACTAGTATGCGATTTTGTAGATTTGAAGGGGGAACCCAGGATATCCTAAAGTTACCGCCTTTATTGGGTATAAACAACACCCGGGAATCTAGAACTCCGTTTTCCCATTGAAAACTTCCGGTAGTAACTACTGAAGTATTTCTTAAGTCTGCGTTGTAATCTATTTGTTCGTATATTTTTGTTAAATTAAATAAAGACTCTTTAGCTTCATCTCTGAAAGCATGCTCCTCTGTTTTAGGAAACTGCCTATAAAATTCATTTAATCCGTCTTGATCATTCTTTAACCCGTCAACTTCATTCTGCCAGAATTCAAGAACCCCAATTCTAATAGGGTCTCCAAACCTATCTACAACTTTATCTTTCGGTGTATCGAATACAGGAAATCCATAAGAATCAATGTATCCTTCGTAATTCCATTCCATAGGTATGAACAAAGAATATAATCCTGAGCTAGTCTGTCCATTGCGGTTTCTTTTCTCAACATTTGAATCATGATATAATTTCTTATAATTGTCCCCTCCTTTATCTAGAGCGTTTGATGTTGAGCCCATCATACATTTACCTATAATTCTTGATCCTAATCTCAAACAAGTTTTAGTAACCCGCCAGTTGTTTAATATATTATTAGGTCTCTCCCATTTCCCACTTTCATCGTGTACTAATAGCTGTAATTTCTCACCATCATAACTATTATCACCTGTATTTTTCCAATCGACAGTGGTATCTAAACCAGCTAATTCATCTGGGTGATCGTCAGCTGTTATGCTTCTTCTAGTTAATTTCGATGCCGGAACTCTATATGCAAGTTCCGTTTTTGGTCTATCCATACCGTCTTGTATCGGTTTGAAAAAGAAAGGGTAGTTAACGGATATCGGTACAACCTTGTCTGTAAACATCTTCTTTGCATCTGGACCTGACTTAGATAGTATACCAAATCTTGCGTCTGTAGATATTGTCGCCATATTAACGGTTTCTCCAGAAGCCATAAATGAAAAACCCGAACGTCTATTTTTAAGATAGCACATTCCATAACATCTTGTATCCGCTTTACAGGCCTCCCAAAATAAAAAAAATAACCTGTTGGCTTCTCTAAATTCTGGTTGCCCAACATCAATTTTAGACCATTTAAGATACATATAATGTGTACCTGTTATATAAGTAGGTATTGTGTTATTATAAAACCAAAAACCTTCTTCCCTTCTTTTAAACTCTAAATCAATATAACTATACCACTTCTCTTTGAAAGTATTAGAATATTTTTCCCAATCAAAAATAGTCTTAATCCTACTTAAATCCTTGGGGTATTCTTCAACTCCCCACTTATTAGTTTTATATTTGACTACATCTTCTTCAACAGGTAAAGCTATTTTAAGGTTCTGTATTTGATATATTTCACCAATTTGACCAGTTCTACTAATAACAACCATGCCATACTCTTCATCAAACCCGTATATCCATTTCTTGTACTTATTCCTTCTTCTTAAAACTTTAGCTTTAATGTGGTTATCTAGTACTTTATATAAATTTTGTTGGTACATTACTTAGATTTAGATCTACCCTCTGCAAAGCCGCTAAATGCTTTCTTTTCGTTGCGCTCTATAGGTTTATCGTTAAGCAAATTCTCTTCGTCTTCAATCCTTTTTAATATTTCAAAAGCATCGAAAATAGCAAGCTTTTTGGTAGCTGCTGCAGATCTTAATTTATCAGCACTTAGGTCATCCCCGTTGTCAACTATTGGAGCTTCCGCTATTTTAATTAATTCGGTTACTGCCACTGCTCCAGCTCGGATTATATTTTCTTTCGTCTCCTTTACGTTCATATTCGATTACAATATCATTTGATTTCATACAGTAAAGTCTTTCGTTATCAATAATAAATTCAAATTCCCCGTAAGGTGTATACCCTACTAAGGCTCCTGGGTTAATATTGATAGCTTTTAAGGAACTATTACCGTATTTTAGTATTCCTATAAGCTTTCTCTCTTTATCGAGTGTGAGGCTGTTATTATCTACAATAGGGTTTACAAAACATCTATCACCAAATGCACGCCATTTATTGGCGTGTTGATACAAATAAATTTGATCGGGTGCAACAAAGTACATATCATCTATAAATTTAGATCTACTGTCTTTTTTTTTACCTCGCATATCATAGAATGTTCTAAATACATTATGGTGTATGATAACTATATCACCTACCTTTATGTCAGTCTTAAAAGCAATAGGAGTTTCGATAACTATTGCTTTATTACTGACTGATTTAAAATCTTCTATTTTAGTGTTAGTTATTAGACTCTTATCTTCACTTATTTGAACTTCGTTATCGTATCTACCTTTTAATGGTTTTACAATAAAATCAAATAAGCTTTTCATTAGTAAGTTAGATCATATTCAATAGATATAGCCATGTTAGAATTGAACTTCTTCCATGGCATTACCTCGTCGTTTTTCTTAATGTATATACTGTAGGAATCCGCGACTACATCATACATTATATGGGATATCTCATTACCTCCATAAACAGTCTGCCCAATTGCGTAGTGCATTGCGTCGGTTTTGTAATCAGAACCTATACTAATTTTTCTAATTACGGTACTCATTAGTCTACTTTTTCAACTTCTTTTTCAATAATAGTATAACTACCATCTTTTAAGTCAATATTAATAGCTCCATACTCTTCTTCCAATTCCGCTTTCGTTTTATTCATATCCATTAAAGTTTGGCCATGCGTTTGCAACACTTCCATTTTTTTAGCTTCCAAAAATCCAATATCCATAAGCAAAGCGCTTAATTTTGATTGGTGATCTTGAATTGATTTTAATTGTTCTGAAGTTATTGCTTTCACTTCTTTACCTACTACTTCTAATGTTTTTACTGCTTTACTCATAATTTGTGTTTATTTAATTTAATTTAATTGTTTTTTGTATTACTTATTATTACCTATTTTATTACCTTTTTCCCAAGATCTACCTACGAAATAAGCCCCGTATACGGTTACTAATAACGTTTGGAATATTGGTACATATTCTTTTGCTATTTTAAAATCACCTATATTTCCATCAGTAAAAGCAAGTATACTAAAAATACAAGTTAAAAATACTAAAACCAATGGTCTTATGTTTTTTGCCAACCAGCTATCTGAGTTCATATCCGCAACCCAACGGGCAGTAACCTGCTGTTGAGCATCTGAATCTGCTTTCTCTAATATCTCTAATATTAGTCTTTGAGCTTCCAGCTTTTCTTCCTCTGTGGTAGTAAGTTTATCAATGACATCACCTACTTGCTTAATTACTCCACCGGTAAGCCATTCTATAATCTTTTTCAACTCTTGATTTCTTTAATTGCTTTCGCTATTTCTTTTTTGTCCTCTTGAGCATCATATTCTGGATTTTTACCAGTTTTTAAATTAAAAGACGCACCACTCTTCATAGAAGTAAGTTTAAAGCCTCCTCTGTTTTTATCTGTACTAACAGAATATCCAGGAAAACGTTTCTTAACTGTGTCCATAGGATTAGCCTTTATATCCGCTTTTACTTTACCTTTTTCTACGGGGTCTGTACCAACTTGACCTTTTACATTTACTTCTCTCATTTTATTTTTTTATTTATTTTTTTACCTCTGTTTTTTTTCATCTCTTCCTCATCTATGGTATCTTTACCATCTAAAGGACTTGTATAACCATTCCCTTTAATAACTTTATTTTTTGAGGCTGCTTTTCTTTTTTTATAAACATATATAGTAGCAGCTATAGCTATTAATACTAAAATAATAATCATTTTCATTGTTATAAGTTTTTATTATTATAAGGATATTTTTTATTTAATTCTTCTTGCCTTTTATTACATCCACAATCTTTTTTTGTTACCTTGCTAACAACTTCTGAAATAGCTTTTAAACCTGTAACCTTAGTTATTTTAGCTATGGTATCTCCTAATCCTATGGAATACATTCCTTGCTATTTTTTGTTTTTTCTTCTTTCTCTTATCTCCCACCATCTAGACAGGGTATATCCTATAGTTACTATTAGTAATACTATCTTCAAACCTGTTTCTAATTGAGTTAATGTGGTAATACCTACAGTCAAAGCATTTGCTGCATATATTCTAATGTCTTCTACTGTAGCCATAAAGCTTTATTTAGCTTTTTTAGTAATTGGTCCAGCAGAATAAGAAATAGGTGCTTGACTTATTTTCATTCCGTTTATACCACTACTTGATCCCTTGCCATGAGGTCTACCCTCTTGACTTAAAGGTCCATCCCAAATTGAATTTTCACCAGACGCTTGGCTTGTTTTACTTGCTTTCATATTGTTATTTTGTTATTTAAAATTGTTGGTCAAATAAGGGAGCGTTAGCCCCTAGAGAATTTTGTCTAGAATTTACGTCTCCATAAATATTAGTAGCTGCTTGAGTAGCTAATGGATTAAACACAGGGATTGCCGTACCCATCATATTAGAGGGAATTGGTGGGTTTGTGGTCTGCATTGGTAACCCTGTCATAGGGTCTAATTGTAATTGGTTTTCTTGTATCATTGTTGTCTTGTTTTATCTTTGTTTACGTGGTATATGGCTTGAGTAAAAACTTTATCTGTATATGTGCTACCCGCTATTAATTTATTACTTCTACTTGTTGCGGCAATATCTTCTTCCCCTAGCATTATTCTGTACATTCTACTTATAAGCTGTTTACATTTAAAAGATACTTTATATATATGGTATAATTGTGTAGTATGGTTTCTTTTCCTCCATACAACAATCCACCCTTCTTTTAACAACCTATTCCACCTTCTATTGTCCCAACTATAAGTATAACTACCTATCTTGAAATCTTGTTTCGTAAAGAACTCCATGCAGTCGAAATAAATTAATAGCTCAAGATCTGCATCATTTAAGTCATTGTTCTTACAAGCCCATTTACGAATTATTCGATAATGTTTTAACAAGTTCATCTCTTTGATTTCTCTTGCTTCTAGCTTTCTCATAAAACAACGACCACATCCCCCATTGTAATAACGTGGTAGGTTACTTTTTCTAATTCTATTTTATGCCCTGCGTGTCTATCGTAGAAAATAGTATCATCTTTCTTAACACCAACTACCTCATGACCTATAGATACAACACTTGCTTCTATATATCTAATATCTTCTTTATGTGTCTCTGCTAAAAATAAACCACCTTTTGTTTCAGTGACCCCCTCTTTTAGTTTTTGTATAATTATATTTCTACCTATTGCTTTCATGCCCTATGCGAAGATTATTAATTACACAATCTGTTGACAATATAGTGATAGCCACGGATGCTGCATTTTGTAATGCACACTTTGTAACTAGTAAGGGATCTATGATACCTGCTTCAATCATGTCAACAACCTCACCTGTTACCACATTCAAACCCTCTCCTTTAGCTTTTGGTAATTCTATAGTAGTTATACCTGCATTTTCTAATATTGTTTCAAAAGGTGCTTTAATTGCCTCTAAGAGAACTTCTTCACCTATTGATGCAGCTTTTAAATACATTGAGGCATTTAGTAGAGCAATTCCGCCCCCTGCTACGATACCTTCTTTAATTGCAGCTTTAGTTGCACAAATAGCGTCTTCTACTCTATCTGTTTTTTCTTTTAATTCTATCTCTGAGTTTGCCCCTACTTTTACAATAGCAATTTTAGCGGCTAGCCTAGCTAATCTTTTTTCAAGTTTAATAACTTCATGCGTAGATTTTTCTACTAAAAGTTTATTTTTTAAATCTTGTATAATCCCTAAGATTATTTCAGTGGGTTCCCCTACTTTAATAATTGTCTCAGTATATGTGGTGATACTCTTTAAGCAAGACCCTAAATGTTCGATTTGAATTAAATCCATATCATCACCTAGGTCTTCATTTATAATCGTAGCACCGGTTAATAAGGCTAAATCATCAAGTACTTCTTTCTTACTGATCCCGTATGTGGGTGCATCAATAACATTGATTTTTATATTGCCTTTATTTTTATTCATTGCTAAAGCTGATAAAACACCTTGATCTAAGTCACCTATAATGAGTAAAGGTTTATTGTTTTTTATTACGTACTCTAGCACAGATTGTATCTGTCTTATTGTTTCCACCGGAGATTCTATTAAAAGAACTAATGGTTTTTCCAACTCCGCTGATTTATCTTGTTTGTTGGTTATGAAATGTGCATTTTTTAAACCCTTGTCGTACTGTATACCATCCACTATTTCAATTTCAGTTTTCCCAGTTGATGATGTTTCCAGCATTACAATGCCAGTGTTATCTACTGCTCTAAAAGCATTTGCTATTAACTTACCTAATTCAGGGTCATTGTTTGTAGATATAGTTGCTATTTGGTCTATCATATCTCCACTAACTTCTGTGGAATTATTTTGTAAATAGTGAACTACTTTTTCTAAAGCTGAATTGATACCGTCTTTTAATTCTCTAGAGTTTGTTTTATTTGCTACTTTATATGCTTCTTTTAGAATTGAATATGCTAATACTGTTGCAGTGGTAGTGCCATCACCTGCTTCCCTGACTGTTTTTCTAGCTGCCTCCTTTAAAAGGGTTGCCCCCATATTTTCTATAGGATCTAACAATATTATTGAGTCTGCAACCGTCACTCCATCTTTTGTAATAATAGGTCTACCAGAACTGTCTTCTAACATCACGCATCTACCGCTTGCCCCTAAAGTAGAACTTACTGCTTTTGTTAGTTTTTCTATACCTTTAAAAACGCTATTCCTGGCTTCTTCACCAAAACTTAGGTTCTTTACTATTTTGTCTGACATAACTTAATTTGATTTGATTTTGATTTGATTATTACCTATAAAGGTATCATCACTCCTTATACTTAAAATTTACATTATCATTCCGTTGGGGGAATTGGTTCA